GTTAATTCGTATTGTGATGGAAATGCATGAGGTGCATTGGGGAATCCTGCGTTATTTTTTTCTCGTGTTCCTGTCCAACCAGATTTAGTTGTTGGTGGGTGAATATTTACTGTATCTTCTCCAAGTTTACTTAAATCTATAAATTTACTATCTTTGGCTATCCAAGGAGCAAATGCTTTTTCTATATGGAAATTTGGACATTTTGGATTTGGTATGTAAAGATATTGTTTATTTGTAGAAAATATTTGAGGAAATGCACGACATATTGTTGAATCGATATCTATTCTTATACTTGATTTTTCAGAATCACACAACGAAGATTTTTCTTGTTTTGCTGATATATAATTTAAAATATCTACTGCTAATTCAAATCTAATAAATCTATCTTTTGATAAAAAAGGTCTATCACTTGGTATTTCTAATTCACCATCAGTACCTTTGGTTGTACTATTTAATCTATCACCTTTTTTTAATCCATCTAAAAAGGCCTCAAGAATCTCACTATCCATATTGATATAGTTAGATTCATCACTCCAAACGTTATCTTGAGTACCGAATGGGTCTATTTCGAAATCTTTAAATGCAGTTACTTTTTGTGAACCAAGCTGACCCAATGATTTTTCTTCCCAATCAGCCACATCTTTATTTCTTTTATGAGAGGGTAGTGCGTTAAACATCTGTCTAAATAAAAGATTACCAGTAGGTAAATCATCATCTGCTTTAGCCGAAGGTATTGTGTAACTAGATTCAACTCCAGGAACTGCTTTTGAATTACCTTTATGGGATTGCATATATTCAGCAACAGAACCCAATGAAGTTAACGAAATATCAAGAACGTAAGATTCATTATCACCAAATTTAATACCAGTTGTAGTTACCAATCCTAATGCTGCATCATAAGTATAATTCGAATTTTCTCTTTTTGTTTTAATGTGCTGCCAAGATGAATACTTAGCCATTGAACAAGGAGTTATTGCATCACTATCTGAACCAGCTGAACACCATTGTTGTCTTGCCTTTAAAGTATTCCACCCCCACTCAACCAAAACGTAGAATCCTGGTTCACTAAAGTGTTTAGCAACTTCTTGCATATGTTCAAGAGTATAACAAGTTATTGAGAAATCAATTTTTTTTCTACCTACATCACTTTCATCTATGTTTATATCAGTTACTATTGGAGAAGGTCTTGATTGTCTTGCTTTTACTTTGACTGGGGTTGTCATGTCAAATCTAAATCCAACTATACCAGAATCAGTATATCCACTACCATATCGTGTTTCAAATCCATCTGTTGGATAATTTGATTGTAAAACCAACCCACCATCAGAATCAGCTGCTCCACTACATCCTACCGAAGATAATACTCGAACGAAAGGCATTAAACCACTTACACCACCTGATGCTGCAAGGTATCCTTTAGGTGAATTATTTCCACCTCTTTCATTCAATTTATCAATTACCCCTTGGTAGGGGTATCCAAATGCAGGCCAGTTACCCATAATTTATTATTTAAACATTTCCAGCGTAATTATCAGCGTTTGCAGGTATTCGAAGAATTTTACCATCTGGTAATGAAAAGGGTGCATCATGAATTTGATTAGCAGTTGCTATAACCCACCACATAGATGCATCACCCAAGTGTTCTTCCGCAATAGAATCCAATCTATCACCTGCCTGTACAACTACATATTTATCATCATCAGTTTTTGGTATCTTTGGAAGTATCTTAGATGTATATACTTCCCTACCATCTGATAATTTTTTTGTAGTATTATTTTGATATCTTCCCATCTTATCCTGCCGTTTTCTTAACTGTTACGTTTACTTTATTGTTTGGATTCATTTCTAACTTTTTAATATCAGAACCCTTCTTTTCGTTAGTACCACCTGATTCATAAGTTTTCCAACTTACATCATATCCACTATCCCAAAGTTTGTGTTTAGACACAGTATCAGAAGCTTCTTTTTCTTCACCATCTTTACCTGTTAGCTTTATATTTGCTTTTGGAAAATCATAAAGACCAGTTATTGAACCAGCTTCTATATTTTCTACAAATTTAATAGTTAGTGCAGCATCAATAAATTTAGGTAACAATAATCCATCAATATCAGTTTCCCAAGTTCCATTATCAGGAAATGTATAAGTTAAGGTTTCTAATATACCAATTTTACCTCTATACATATCTCCTAAACTAAAAGTTAAGAAGTTGGGATGTGCTAGATTTTTATCAACTAAGGGATATGCTAATTTGGTTAAGTTAGTTATTTTTGTCCAGTTATTTGCAAGTTCGATTGGATTAAAACAATATAATTGTAAATTAAAACTTACACTTCTTTCTACTGATTCATAGATATAGTATTTGTAAGGATTACCAACAAAACTATTTGATGTCCAAGAAGGTGATACGTTCTCAGTTAAACCATTTATACTACATCTAAATGCCATTAGTGGATATAAAGTTTCACCCTTTGCTGGATAGTTATTATATCTTCCTATAAAAAGAGGAATCAAATCTCTATACTTATCACCATTAACATCTACTTCATAATCAGGTACTTTTCGCTGTGGGTCATCTCCATTTTTAAAATCTACTGTTTTAATTTCAGTATCATAGATATCACCCATTGATATTTTATCGATTCCACTAAAAATTCCTCTTTCTGTAAGAAGTTTACTTCTACCTTCTTCATCTAATTTTACTTTTGAGTAATTTCCTCCTTCTACTGGTGAATAACTTTGAACAGCCTGTTCATTACCAGTATTAAATGCATATTCCGTATCTCCAAATTGACCAGGGTTACCTCCAGTAGTACTAGCAACTCTTCTAACTCCATGAATTGGAGATACTTTTGTTAAATCAATTCTATCAAAGTCTGAACCGCCTTCATTTCTGTAATTTTTATCTACTAAACTTTTTTCGTATGTAAAATCACTTGAAATTTCTTTCTCTTCTTTCTCACCAAATGCAGCATTGATTGATGGTGTGCCTTGATTTTGTGTTGGTTTTTTCTTTTTAAAAGGATTAAGTGAATTTGTTGAATCTTCAAATAAAGATTTTCTTAAATTTTTCTTTGCAAGACCAATTCCTTTTCCAGCAGCTTGTTTCAGTATTGTTTTAGGAGTACCACCTCCTGTTGATTTTAGAAACTTTCCAAATTCAGTTCCAGCCAAATCACCACCAACACTACCTGGTGTAACTGCTTCAATCGAACTTAGTTTTCCAACATCACCTAATAATCTAGTTGGGATTGGAGTTTGTGGGATTCCTAATTTTTTATTGATTCCATTTATAGCACCTGAAAGAGATGTTACCTTTCCTCCAAATACTTTTTTACCAAACTTACCACCACTTATTTTTTCCAATCCTTTTCCTACAAGACCACCATCACCAGCATCAGTTCCTATTGAATCTTGCATCTCTCTTAGTGTGGGTGTTTCTCTTGATGTAATTCTTAAAACTTCATTACCATATAAAAGAGGATTTGGTAATTCTACCGCTGAACGAATTCGTAGACCCGATGTCTCTTGTTCTGCAAAATTAGAAACTGTATTAAATGTAGAATTCTTAGGTGGTTTTTTAGTTTTTACTTCTGAGTAGTTTGTACCAAATACATAAGAATCTTTATTTTGATAAAGTTCTTTTAGGGTAGATGAATCACGTCCTTCAATTTCAGGTGTTGAGGGAATAACTTGTGATAATCCTTTAGATTGAAAATCTTTATTTTCGAAAAGTTCTAATATCGTTGGCATAATCTTATGTTCCCATCAAACCAAATTGATTGGTTATCATTTTTTCTTGTGTTCTTGATATTTTTGATGTCATTCTTTCATTATCAATGTAAACATCTTTATTTGCAAGGAATGCTGTTTTTAATTCTTTAAGTTCTTTAATTACACCATCCATTGAAATGTTTGGTATTGATGTAGGCTGTTGTCCTAATGTTTCTGGTATTTTAGATTCTACCGGTGATGCTATTCCAGGAGCTGCTATAAAATCATCATTTGGTGATAATTCAAATAAACCACCTTCTTTAGTGGAAACTTGAGTTCTACCATCTGCAGGTGAGTACATATCTCCAGCTTGACTCATATAACTCTTACCTAGAGCAAAAGCTGAAACTGCAGCTGCTGCACCTAAAATAGGTCCTATAAATGGAATAGCGGATAATGATGAGAATGCTTTCATAGCCATTTCTGCTATAGCAGATAATAATCCTTTTTTCTTGATAGTATTTGCTACTGCTTGGTATCCATTAAGCACTACTTGATAACCCGCTGATAATTTGGTTTGAGCTGCTTCATACATTTTATAAAGATAACCTTCTTTTGAAAATTGAGTTCCAATAAATTTAACAGCATTTAAAGATTGTTCCTGAACTATTTGTGCGGCTTGTAATATTTTGGCTCTTTCTTGGTAGGCAACAATAGTACCAAATGTAGTAGCACCTACTGCTACATAATCCGAATACTTTTTTATAAAATCAATAAGTTTATTCATTGATGTAATTGCCCAATTGATTGGAGCAAATGCATTTTCCATTAAAAAACCTATACCTTTTATCACCGGATATACTACCACTTTTATCATTTTTGCAATACCTGAAATTATTGATACTGCTCCCTCAAGTCCAGATACTAATACTTCACCAATTGGTAAAAATGCTTGTAATAATTGTGCTCCAATTGCACCTAATCTATTACCCATGGATTCTAATTTTCCTTGCATCTCTTCTTGATTAGCTAATCTTTTAGTCTCTGCTGCTAAATCATCAGAAGTTAATTTACTTAAATCTTTACCTTGTTTTAATAAAGATTGTGCAGCTGCCATTTGTTCTGTTTTTAAATCACCGAATCTTTCTTGGATTCTTGATAAATTTAAAAGTTGATTATACTCCATACCAGTTGCTTTAGCAATTGCTTCTCGTTCAAATACAGATGCATTTTCTAAATCAACTCTATTACGAAGTTGTTTTACCATATTTTGTTGAGCACCAACAATATCACCAGTTGCTGCCATATATCTGGCCTGTGAGAAGTTTAAGTTAGTACCAAGAATAGCACTTGCTTCCATTTCTGATTCAATAGAAGATTGGTAATCTAATAATTGTCTTGAAACATTAGCTACTTCTTTAAGAGAAGAACCCATTGCTCTTGCTGCAACAGATTGTCTAATCATTTCTTGGGTATTACCTCTAAAGAATCCGCCTGCTTCATCTGCTGATTCAGCAATATCAGCCATCACTTGTCTTGGAGCAACACCAGCTTGTCTTGAAAGTTCTACAACTATTTCTGATTGTCTTTGTGCAACTTCTTCTGATACTCCTGCCATGTTTTGGAATATCTTATTAACTTTAGCAGAATCTTGAATAGCAACACCAAAGTTTTTATTGAGAACTACCATTGATTTAATAGTATTCTCCGCAGGTTGTTCTATACCACCAAATTCGTTTGTAAATGCTGCTGCTGTTTGAGCAACATCTTCCATAGAAGCACCCAACCCAACAGTAGATTTATAAACCTCATTTATATTTTGTTCTGTTTGTTGTGTTTGGGAGTTTAAAAGACCGGTTTCATTTCTAAATGCCCTTGCAGCTTGTTCTAATTTATAAAAAGCTATCAACCCAGCACCTAACAATGCGGCAACAGCTGCAGCTGCTAAAACAAATGGATTTACCAAAATAGGTCCAAGTGAACGAGCCATTCCTTTCATTTCACTCATACCACTAGCAAAAGATTTTTGAAAACTCATTCCTTGAAGTCTAGCAATGAAAAAAGAATTTGTAAATGTTTCTTTGGCAACTTCACCAAATGTACTCACAGTAGATTTTGCAGCCTCAAGTGGTTTAGCTATAATATTACCTAGAACAGGAACTTGTTGTATCTGAGAACTTAATTTACTTATACCCGATATCATTCCTTCAGTTACACCATCTACAATAGACCCTACTTTTTCAACTACACCAAATTCCTTTTGTCTAATTGCCACAGCTTTTGATGCAGTTTGTATCTGAATTTTTAGTGATTTTTTTAAACCTTCGTTTACACCTAAGTTTTTATTAGTTAAGTTGTTTAGCCTTTGTTGTATTCGTGCACGAGCTTTTGCTGCATCTTCAGCAGAAGAAATTTCCTTCGTAATAGATTTAAGAGTATCAGCTTCTTGTTGAAGTTTCTTGTTTCTCTTATCTGATTTATCAGAAAGAGCATCCATTTCTCTACCTATCGATTGAGTAAGCTTTTGTATTGCCTTTAATTCTGCTTCAGTTGCCATTTATTATCCTACCATTTTTTTTAGGTAATCTGGAATTTTGTTTCCTTGTTTTTCTTGGTCTTTAATCCATTTTTTAGTTTTATCAAGATATTTATCACCATCTTTTAAAGCTTTTTGTAGGTCTTTATCTTTCATCAATGCACTTTTAAGTTTTTTCTTAAAAATCATTGATAAAATACCTTCTTTTAAATTGTGTCTTGATTGTATTTCTCTAAATAAAGATTTATCTTGTTCTGTTATTTTCATAATACTCTCCAATTATACTACTATAAATATAGAGTATAAAAAAAGTGAGGAATTATTTCCTCACTCTTACGTTTGGTCCTTTTGGGGAAGAACTTTGTGTTTTTTGAGATTTTTTTACCTCATCATTTTCTTTTTTCTTAGCATCAACAAGTTGTTGATAGTAAAACCTTCTAAGATGAACAGGTAATCTATAAACTCCTTCTTGAGTAAATCCATTACCATAATAACAAAGTTCAAAAATTTGTTTGTGTAAAATGGTTGAGTAGTTACTCGGTAGGCCAAAAAAACCCTACGCCCATAGGAATCGGGCGTTTCTCCATTTCTCCCGTTGTTGGGTTCTCATAATCGAACTCCATATTGATATCGGGTGTAATTTTACCAATATATTCTCTGAATGATTTAGTATCTCTTGTAATAAACTTATTGTTGATGAAATTGGTGATAGTTGCTGTATCAGATTCACCATCTACTGAAAGAATCATATATCTGTATCGTGTAGTTAGTTCAGCAGATACATCACCCTTATTTAATCTTTGTAAAGCCTTGATATCTGCATCAATTTTCTTTTCATCACCATGGGTTAGAATTTTAAATTCTAATTTATTTTTTCCATGTGGTGTGGTGAATTCATACTTGTTTTCTGATGAAAGTAAATCGAAATCAATTTCTTTTGTTTGTACCTTTGATAAATCAACAGTAATTTCTGTTGGTTCCCCATATTCATCCGCAGATTCTATTTTGTACTCGGGCCCATATCCCAATAAACGAGTTGCTAATAATATTGCATTTTTATCCCCTAATATAATATCATCAACATTAACATCCTTATCAACTATAATTGATTCGAATAACTTATCTATCACCACCCCCTTTCTCACTAAATTCTGCGAAGCTAGAATCTCTTCTTCTCTTGCAGTCATGTATTTAATCTCAACGGTTCCTTTTGAGAGGGGATTACTCTCTGGGTAACACTTACCTTGTGAGGGTAGTGAGATGATTTCTGTTGGAAAATCATAATTTGCCATAAACTTTTATTTTAATTGTTTGTATATAAATATATAACTTTTAAAAAGTTGGAATATAGGCATAAAAAAAGTTCTCACTAAGAGAACTTTTTTCGTAAGTATCAAAAGTATTGTAGTATTAGTATTCTAGGATAGCGTAATCGTATGAAAGAGTTAAAGTGATTTCTGAAGGGTCATTAGATGCCCAATCCAAATCATTAAATACTGCATTGTTGATAAATGCACCTTTAAGTTTCCAATTTTCGATTTTATCACCAACAGGTCCTAACATATAGATATCGATATCTTTTTTATAGAAATCTGCATATCCATCTCTACCTGTAATTGATTCGTGAGATGTTCTTACCCACTCCATTACTTGTTGTGCACCACTTGGTACGATTGGGTCAAATAGAGTGATTTCAATATCTTGCCACTCACCTTTACCTTTTAGTTTTCTCTTAACATTGATGTGGTCAAGAGTTACAACTTCGAATTGAATAGAAGGTCTATTCGCCGTTTTGATAAGATAAGAAGCGATACCATCAATTTCCATGATGTATCTGTTCTTCATCTTCGGTTCGAAGTTCGTGTAGAACATATCGTTGAATTCTAATACTTCTGCCATTTTTTATTTCTCCTTTATACTACTATAAATATAGATTCTTTTTATTTTTTAATTATGCTGTAAAACTAGCCCCAGTCGGTAGAATGTTGAAATCAATTACAATGAATTCAGCCGTCTTAGTAGGTTGTAAATAAATAGCCCCTGCCAAGATATTTCTATCGATTACATCTGGTGTGTTGTTAGATTCATCCATCACAACTCTAAACGCATATAAACCTTGTCTTTGTTGGATTCCTTCTAAATAAGGATTAACAGTATTCAAGAATTTACCTCTTGTCTGAGAAGTGTTTTGTTCGAATACAAGGTATCTTGATGTAGATGCGATGTATTTCTTAACTTTGATTAACAATCTTCTTACGTTGATTCTATCTAAAGCAGATGCTCTATCTTGTAGAGTTTTCTGTCCGAATGCAACGATACCCTCACC